CATTTTAAAAAAAAATATATTATAATATTGGAGTAAGAATGAAAGTTAAAAAAGTCAATTTAATAGTAACAACTTATAATTCTTCAAAAGAACCTGAAATAAAAACTAAATATAGTTATTCTTTTGAATATGATAATAATACTGTTTATATTAATTTAGGAGAAATGAATAAAAATGCTGGCAGAATAGATAACACTTAATCATATCCAACATTATTATTGCCAAATAGAAGCTATTGATAGAATTTTAGAAAAATATAATTTTACTTGGCATGATTTATGGGCAGTATTAGAAAATGCTAAACCATTTTTTAATAATGGTGGTCATCTTTTAAATATTTATAATTATGAGGAATTAAATAAAAATGAGCAATCTTGATGAAATGCGAGATTTAATTGATAAATTAAATTATTATATTAAAATGTATGATGAAGGAACTCCTGTAATTTCTGATAAAGAATATGATGATTTATATTTTAAATTAAAAGAATTAGAAGAAGAAACACAAATATGTTTTGCAGATTCTCCTACAGTTCATGTTGACTATTTTTCATTAAATGAATTAAAAAAAGTTAAACATTCACACCCTATGTTATCACTTGATAAAACTAAATCTGTTAAAGATATTTTAGATTTTATTGAAGATAAAGATATCATTGCTATGCTTAAAATGGATGGATTAACTTGTTCTATTCGTTATGAAGATGGCGTATTAGTTAGTGCAGAAACTCGTGGTAATGGTGAAATAGGAGAAGATATTACTCATAATATTGTAACAGTTAAAAGTGTTCCTATTGAAATCCCATTTAAAGATACATTAGTTGTTGATGGAGAAGTTATTTGTACATATAAAGATTTTGAATTATTTAGCGATAAATTTGCAAATCCTCGTAATTTTGCATCAGGTAGTATTAGATTATTAAATAATGGAGAATGCGCAAACCGTCATTTAACTTTTATTGCTTGGGATGTTATTGAAGGCTTTGAAGATTGTAAAACTTTATCTGAAAAATTATTTAAATTAAATAATTTAGGTTTTGAATTTGTCCCACATCTTCCTTGGCCGGCGACTCTTCCACATACAGAAGAAAATTCAACCATATTTCTACACTTCTAACTAATTGGGCGAAAGATGATGATTTTCAATATCCTTATGATGGCTTAGTGTTTAAATATGATAATTGTGAATATTATCAATCTCTTGGAGCAACAGGTCATCATTTTAAAGGTGGATTAGCTTTTAAATTTTATGATGAAGAGTATAAAACAAGATTATTTAATATAGAATATACAATGGGAAAAACTGGTCAGTTAACACCTGTTGCAATATTTGAACCAGTAGATACAGGAGATAGTATAATAGAAAGAGCTTCTTTGCATAATCTTAATATTATGAAACAAGTTTTAGGAGAACATCCTTATCAAGGACAAATAGTTTATGTCTGTAAAATGAATGAGATAATTCCACAAATTATTAAAGCAGATACTACTTTTCCTCTTGTACCAGTCGAATTCTTTGAATTAATTAAAGCATGTCCTATTTGTGGTGAACCTACTGTTATTAAAGATGATTTTCTTTATTGCAGTAATCCAAATTGTGAAGGAAAATTTATTAATAAATTAGATCATTTTGTAGGTAAAAAAGGTTTAGACATTAAAGGGTTATCAAAAGCTACTCTTCAAAAATTAATTAATTGGGAGTGGGTAAATTGTTTAACTGATATTTTTAAATTATATGAACATAGAACTGAGTGGTATAAGAAAGATGGATTTGGAGTTAAATCTGTTGATAATATTCTTAATGCTATTGAAGATAGTAAAGAATGTGAACTATGGCAATTTATTTCTGCACTAAGTATTCCATTAATTGGTTCAACATATGCAAAAGAAATAGCTCGTAAATGCACTGGATGGCTTCAATTTATGGAATGTATTGGACTACATATGGGGTTTGAATATGATTTTACTTAGTGGGAAAATTTTGGCCCAAATATGAATAATTCATTACATAATTATGATTATACAGAAGCAAATGAATTAACAAAAATTTTACATTTAAAAAATTCTTTATGGGTTAATCCAGAAGAAAAGAAAGAAAATCAAAATAATAATTATATTTTTGTTATTACAGGTAAATTAAATTTATTTAAAAATAGAGAAGAATTATAGAATTATATTGAAAATAATGGTGGAAAAGTATCAAATTCAATTAGTAAGAATACTTCTTATTTAATTAATAATGATATTAATTCCACAAGTTCAAAGAATATTAAAGCTAAATAGCTTAATATACCCATCATAACCGAAAGCCAATTGATGGAATTGATTTGACTTTTAAAAAAAAATTTATTATAATAATATCGTAAATAAGGAAGAAAAAAATTTTATGAAGAAAAAAGAACTCAAAAACTTGGCAGAAAAGATAGCTAAATGTGAGTATGTAATATAGAATAGTAATGATGAAGAAGCTAAATAGGTTGCATAGACTGAAATTATGCGTCTTTCTAGCCGAGTTCACGATTTCTCAGATTTAGATCAGATAGACGAGCTAGTTCAAGAAATTTTAAATAAAATGCCTTGACAAATAAAAAATTTTTTCGTATAATATTTACAATAATTAAAAAAATTAAAAATATTTATTTTAAGGAGATTTTAAATTATGGCTATGAAAGAAAATTCTAAGAATGTATTAAATTATTTAAAGGGCGTTGCTGGTGATAATGTAACTTCTGGCGATGTAGCTGCTGCTCTCGGTCTTGAGAAGCGTCAAGTAGATGGTATTTTTACCAGTGCTATTCAGCGCAAGGGTCTTGGTATTCGTGTTCCTGCTGAAATTTAGCTTGATGATGGAACTCATAAGGCTGTTAAGTTTCTTCAGCTCACTCCAGCTGGTATGGAATTTGACCCAGACGCTGATGCTGAGTAATTAATAATATAAGTTAAACAAGGGGTAAACAATTAATTTACCCCTTTATTTTTTTAAGATGAATTTTATTATTATTGTAGTTGGAATAATTTGCCTTTTACTTGGTTTTTTAGTAAGTTATTTTATAAAAACTACAAAAATAAAAGAGAAAAATCAAGAGATAGAAAAAGAAGAAGCCCAAGCTTAGTTGCGAATTAAAGAATTAGAAAAAAATTATTTAATTAAAAAACAAGAATTAGATAATAAATATGAAGAATAGTATCAAGCTTATTTAAGAGATGATACTAAAAATAAAGAATTAATTCAACAAGAAAGAAATAATTGGGAACAAGAAAAAGTAAGAAAAAATTTAGAGTAGTTATCCAGAGAAGCTACATTAGAATCACAAATATCTTCATTAAAAAGTGAAATTGAAGAAAAAAGAAAATCTATTGCAAATTTAGATGAATAGGCTAAATTTGCAGTTAAATTAGTTGAAGAACAAGTTTTAGATAATATGTCTAATAATGTAGAGTAGCAAAGTAGAGAACTTTATAATAAATATGAAAAATTAGAAAGTGAATTACTTTTACATTATACAGAATTAACTGATTAGGAATGGGATAAATTTCATAAAGAATCAGAAAAATTAGATAATGAAATTCTTCAACAAGAAAATAAATTAAATGATTTACGTTCGAAAGCTAAAGCAGCTGCCGAAGCTAATAAACGTTTAGAATTAGATAAATAGCAAAAAGATTTTTATAGACTTCAATTATAGCCAATAGATTTAGAAGAAATAAAATAGATTAGATCTATTGAACCATATCTTCGTAAAACAGAACCCTTAAATAAGGTCATATGGAAAGTATATTATGAAAAGCCATATACTGATTTAATTGGTAGAGTTATAGGCTAGGGCCGTAAAACAGGAATTTATAAAATTACAAATATAGATAATGGTATGTGTTATATAGGGCAAGCAATAGATATCGCAGAACGTTGGAAATAGCATATTAAACGCGGTGTAGGTGCCGATCCTCCTACATAGAATAAGTTATATCCAGCTATGTTATCTATTGGAGTAGAAAATTTTACTTTTGAAATTATAGAAGAATGTTTAGGTACTAATTTAAATGAACGTGAAGACTATTGGCAAGAATTTTATCATGCTAAAGATTTTGGTTATAGTATAAAATAAGGAGAAATTTATGATTAGAATTATTGATGGTCGTAGTACTGGTAAAACTAGTTAGTTAATGCTTATTGCAAAAGAACATAATGCAATTTTTGTATGCGCAAATCCAAGGGCTATGGAAGTAAAAGCACATTCATATGGTATTGAAGGTATTAAATTTGTATCATATGATGAATTTAGTACAATTTTATTACATCATGAAAATTATGTAATAGATGAATTAGAAAATTTTATAAAAGATGCTTTTGGAGGAACTTTCTTGGGTTATACTATTTCTAATAATGATTGACTTTTTAAAAAAAATATGATATAATATTTATAGAAAATTAATAGAAAAAAGGAAATTTTATTAGAAATTATGAAACAAGAATTTTTAAATTTTGTAAATGCTTTAATTGAAGCGAATCCGGATTTAGCAAAATAGTTAATGACAGATAATATTAAAGAATATCTTAATATACTTGCTGAAGTTAAGGATGAAAAACCAATATTAACTGAAAATGGTAAAGTTATATTGAAATATTTGCAAGAAAATGCTGATGTTAAATTATGGAAATCAAAAGATTTAGCAGAACAAATTGGTATTTCTTCCCGTGGTGTTTCAGGTGCTTTACGTAAATTAGTCAATGATGGTTTTTGTGAAAAAATGGGAACAGGACCTGTTATTTATTATTTAACTGATAAAGGAAAAAATTATACAATTATTGAAGGAGAAAATGAATAAAAATGAAAAAGAATATTATTAATAAAACTCATATTGAAGGTGTCCTTTACCAACATGCTTTAACTCTTAAAACTTCTGGTGAGAAGTCTAAGAGTCCTGGTACTTAGTTTATTAATGGGACTATTGATATTGCTACTGATGATGCTTTAGTAAATATTGTAAGTATCCATTTTACTTATGTAACTCAAAAAACAAAGAATGGTAGTAATAATGCTACTTTTGATACACTTTAGAATATTATTAATGGAACTCTTGGTAATGTAATTGAACATGGCGTTGATAAAGCTGTAAAACTTCGTATTGATTCAGCTATTGGTCTTAATGAATTTTATTCTAATAGAACTGGTAATGAAGAACTTGTTAGTGTTAAGCGTAATGAGGGTGGATTTGTTCATGTAACTCAAACTCTCGCTGCTGATGAAAAGACTCGTAATACTTTTGAAACTGATATTCTTATTACTGGTGCTCGTAGAGTAGAAGCTAATGAAGAGCGTAATACTCCTGAAAGAGTTATTGTTAAAGGATTTATTTTTGATTTCCGTAATGCTCTTTTGCCTGTAGAATTAACCGTTTTAAATAATGGTGCAATGGATTATTTTGAAAGTTTAGGCGCTTCTGAAAAAGAGCCTGTATTTTCTAAGGTTTGGGGACGTCAAATTTCTCAAGTAACTATTGTTAGAACTGTTGAAGAATCTGCTTTTGGTGAACCTAAAGTAACAGAAACTCCATATACTAATCGTGAGTTTGTTATCACTGGTGCTATGAGTGAACCTTATATTTGGGATGATGAGAGCACAATTACTAAAGCTGAATATGAGAAAGGTCTTGCTGATCGTGAAATGGCTAAAGCAGAACTTAAACAGCGTCAAGACGAATATAATGCAAGTAAAGCACAGACACAAACTCCTGCCGTATCTAGTGGCATGAGTGGGTTTAATTTTTGATAAGGAGATAAAGTAATATGGCTATTAATCTTTTAGGTATTCAACCTCATAAAGTAAGTCGCGATCTTTCTGGTTATATTACTTTTATCTATGGGCCTCCTAAAGTAGGTAAAACTACTTTAGCGACCCAGATGCCTGGAGCTCTTCTTTTAGCATTTGAACGTGGTTATAATGCTCTCCCTGGAGTTATGGCACAAGATGTTAATACTTGGGGTGAAATGAAACAAATTTATCGTGAATTAAAAAAACCAGAAGTCCAAGCAGTATATAAAACTATTGTTGTAGATACCGTTGACTTAGCTGCTACATTATGTTAGAAATATATTTGCTCATAGCTTGGTATTGATAATATGGGTGATGGTGGCTGGGGCACCAATAGCTGGGATAAATATAAAAAAGAATTTGAAGATGTCTTTCGTGGTTTGACCATGATGGGCTATGCAGTAGTATTTATCTCTCATTCAAAAACTGGGACTGATAAAGATTAGACCGGTAAAGAAATTGGATTTACTAAACCTACCACACAAAGTTCTGCTTTATAGATTATTGAAAATATGGCTGATATTTATGCTTATGCACGTTAGTATGTTGATACAGATGGTACTGAAAAACGAGTATTGACTTTACGTTCTCCTGCTGGTTCAGGCATTTCTTGTGGTGGACGTTTTAAATACATAGCTTCTGAGGTTCCTCTTAGTTATGAGTCATTAACAAAAGCTTTAACTGATGCTATTGATCAAGAAGCTAAAGAACATGATAATAAATTTGTTACAAATGAGCGTGAAGTTACTAATGTAGCAAAGGATTATGATTTTGATGTTCTTATGGCAAAATTTGAAGAGTTGGTTGGTGGTTTGATGACTAAGAATCAAGAATTTTATCAACCTAGAATTACACAAATTATTGAAAAATATTTGGGTAAAGGCAAGAAAATTTCTGGTGTTACACGTGATCAAGCTGAATTGGTTTATTTAATTGTATCAGAAATTGAAGAAGATTTAATTGAAAAAAATTAAAAT